GCGGCGATGGAGCAGTAAAAAAACGACCCGAGTGGCGAGCCGAAACTCTCACTGGTCTCGCCATCTGTCGCTTCCTAGGCTGGTCCTGGGACGAGTACGAGTCCTGCCCTGACGACGTCGTCGCGCTCCTGTTGGACGAATGGGGCGAACTCATCCGCAAGAATCTCGCACCGGGAGTGCGCTGATGACGATCGGCGAAATCGAATTCGTCGTCCGCATGCGGGACGAGCTGTCGAAGCAGTTGGGGGCGGCGTCCAAACAGGTCGAGGGGTTTGTCTCCAAGGCCAACGCCGATCTCAAGGGGATGATCGGCGGCGCGTTCGCGGTGGCGGCGATCCAGAACTTTGTCGGCGACATCATGGCGATGGCCGACGAAATCGTGAAGACCTCCGAGAAGACGGGCCTGCTCATCGAGGAAGTCCAACAGCTCTCCTACATTGCCGACCAGTCCGGCAACAGCCTCGGCCAGGTCACCGGCGCGATGAGCAACATGCAGCAGGCCTTGTCGGGCGGTAACAAAGGCATCGTCGGGGCCGTCAAGGAATTGGGCCTGAGTTTCACCGAGCTGCGCACCCTGAGTCCCTACGAATCCTTCGAACGGATCGCGGCGGCGATTGCGAAGGTGCCGAATCCGGCCGACCAGTCGCGCCTGGCGGTGGCCGCGTTTGGCAAAACGGGCGCGGAGATTCTGCCCACGCTGATTGCGGATTTCGAAGCGTTGGGCAACGCCGCGCCGAAGATGTCCGAGAACACCGTCCGGGCGCTCGAGGAAGCCGGGGACGCGTGGAGCACGTTCGCGAAGGCGACAAAGGTGTTTGCGGCCGAGGCGTACAACGTGGCGCGGGGACTCTTTGACCAGTTGATCGTGTACGTGTTTCAAGCGGTCGCCAAGATGCGTGAGGCGACGGCGGACCTGGTCGAAACCCTCTCGAAGGCGGCGACGTTGCTGGCGCCGGTGAGTAGTGCGGCGGCGACGGCCGCGGCCGCGTTGGGGGATAAAGCCACCGAGTTGCGCCAGAGCGCCGTCTGGTATCGCGATGCGGCCACGGCGATGAACCTGGCGATCGAGGACACCGGCAAGAAAGCCAAGGCGGTCGTGCCGCCGATGAAGGGCCTCACCGACGCGCAAGAGGAGGCGGCGAAAGCGGCGAAACAGTACGCGGAGGAAGTCCGCAAGCTGGCGGCGGAGCTCGGCGGGCAAGGGGTCGCGGGGGATCTCAAAAAGCTCGAAGCGGCCTGGCGCCTCTTGACGCCGGCGCAACAGGCGAATGCGGAGGTCATTGCGCGAACGGTCGAGGCGTATAAGCGGCTCCGGCAGGATGGCGCGAATTCCGAGCTGTTGAATAACTTGTCGGGCCTCCATCGCATCATCCAATTGATGAATGCGGAGTTTGTCTCGATGGCGCCGAATCTGGGCGCGGTCACGCTGCCGCTGGCGCAATTCCGGATTGAAACGGCCGGCGCCGTGCTCGGTGGCCGGGATCTCAATGCGACCTTGGGCACGGAGATGGACGGCGCCATGCGCCGGGCGACGGTGGCCAGTGACGGCGCAACCGACGCGTTAGCGGCGCTCCGGGCGCGGGGATTTGCGCCGTTGGGGGAGCAGGCCAAACAGACGGGGGCCACGGTTGCGGAGGCGTTCCAATTTGCCGCGGATGTAATTGGCAAGTTTGCCAATGAAAGCAAATTGGCCCTGGTGGCGTCTACCGGGTTGGCGGTGGCCGCACAGGTGGCGGCGAAAAACTACGTGGGCGGCATGATGGCGATCTATGACGCCTATGCGCAATGGGCGTCAAAAAAACAGGCGGAAGTCGAGGCGGCCTGGCGGGAGCGGATGGCCGATATCAGTGAAGGGGTCAAGCTCGAGCAGGATTTGGTCAAAACCTTTGGATCGATGACGCAAGCGATCGCGGTGGCGCAAGCGTTGGGGTTGAAAGGCGCGGCGGAGGCGATGCAACGGCTCCGGCTGGATATGGATACAGAGGCCGATCGGATTACGTTGGCGGCCTTGGACATGGAGGCGTCGATCGCGCACATGTTTGGAGCGGTCAAGGATAACGCCGGCTTGGCGTCGGCCGAACTGCGAGGCGTGATTGAGCAATTGGACGCGGTGAAAGCGACATCGGGCATGGTGACGGATTTCATTCGAGAGAATGCGCAAACGGCGGGCAAGGGGCTGAATGCGTTGATTGGCGGCCTGGCCGGGTCGGATGCGGCCAAACAACGGAAAGCGATTGACGAGCGATCGGCGGCCTTCCAGATGGGCGCGGAGGCCGAGATTGCGGCGGCGCAGTATCGGGTCGATGAGATGGTGAAGATCGAAAAGCGCCTGGGGGATGAGCTCAAAGTGTTGCGGAAGGGTGAGCAAACGGACGCCAGTAAAGCGCGGCAAGCGTCCATACAGGGGGAGCTCGAGGCCATTGGAGAGAAAAAGGCGATCTACGAAACGGATGTGAAAAACCAACAGGACGCGCTGGCGGCCAAACTAGCGGCGTTCAAAGCGGAAAGCGACGGCGTCATCGGCGTCTTCATGCAGACCGAGGAACAGGCGCGCGGCCTGGCCGCGGCCGTGGTCGGCAGTTTCGGGGAAATGCTGGCGCGGGGCGTGCCCTTGCGCGAAGCCCTCGAAGCCGTGCAGCCGGCCATCACCACGATGCAGCAGCAGCTGGAGGCGACGGGCTTCACCGGGGGCGCGGCCTTCGGCAGTCTGGTCGAGATGTCGCGCATCGCCAATGACGCCATCATGGGGCCGGCGGTCGATGCCATCGGCGGGGCGCGCGAGGCGTTGACCGGCCTGCACAACTCCGGGCTGCTCAACCAGGAAATGTTCAGCGGGATCGCGATGTCGGCGACGCAGGCGTATGACGCCATCGTCGCGCAGGGCGGCGATGGCACCGCGGCGCTGATGATGATGCAACCCACGCTGCAGACGCTGTGGAAGCTGCAGGAGGACTTCGGGTATGAGGTCGACGAAGGGACACAGGCCTTGCTCGACCAGGCCGAAGCCGCCGGCATCGTCGGCGCCGAGCGCCTGAGCGACGCCGAGAAACAAACGGCCGCGCAAGAGAAGCTCGTCGAGCAGATGGGGGAACTGCTGGCGTTCTTCCAGCGGTTGATCCCGGTGTCGGAGAATGCCGGCCATGTCGTGAAAAACACGTTTGACAAAGCCGGCCAGTCTGCGACGGATGCGGGCCAGAAAATCAAAGCGGCCAAGCTCGATCAGGCGTTCAAGGACAGCGATGAGGCCGCCGGCGATCTCGATGACACGACCGGCGATGTGAAACAGTCGCTCTTCGATGCCGGCCGGATCGGGGTCGAAGCGTGGGCCAAGGTGGGCACCGAAGCGGGCACCGCCGAATCGAAAATCGATCTGCTGAAAGGCGCGACCGACACGCTCTATTCCACCTTCGACGGGTACGACTTCTCCGAATCCATCCGCAAGATCACCAGCGATGCGGAAGAGGCCCGCGACGCCCTGTCGCGCATCTATGACGATATGCCCACGGCCCCGCCGACCACGACGGGCGCCCCGTCGCGTGCGTCAAGCTTTGGCGGCGGCGTGACCGCGTCGGCGCTGGCCGCGGCGCCGCGGCAGGCGAGCGGGGGCGACCTGCGCGTGCCGGTGTATCTCGACGGCCGGCAGATTGCCGAAGCCGTCTACGCCGATTTGCCGGGCGTGCTGCAGGCGCGCGGAGTCCTGTAGCGATGCGGCAGCTCATCGTCGGGAACGGGTCCGTGCCGACGGGCGGCACGTACTACACCGGCCTGACCGGCGGCGGCAACGACTGGATAACCGACGAAGATCAATGCCGGATTCCGGTGCCGGTGGCGGGCACGCTCCGCCACCTGCGGATCACGGTCACGACGGCCGCCGGCGTTGGGGACCATCACGCCTTCGCGCTGCTGGTCAACGGCGTGGCGTCGGCGCTCACCGTCACCATCAGCAATACCGACACGGAAGGCAGCAACACCGGCACGGACGTCAGCGTGGCGGCCGGCGATTATGTCGCCCTGCGGCGCGTCAATACGACCTTCGATGCGGCCGGCTGGGTCCACTGGTCGCTGGAGTTCGAAGGCGCGACGGGAGAGAGCTGGTACGGGGTCTGGGGCGGGCAACTCGCCGGCGGGGGCCCGTTCTATCTCGCCCCGTTCGGGGCGCTCGGCGGCGCGAGCCCTGTGCCGAAGAGTCTCGTTGCCGTGGCCGGCACCCTCACACGCTATGACGTCCGGGTGCGCGTCGCGCCAGGAGCCGGCAAGACCCACGACGTCGTCCTCAGCAAGAATGGGGTGACGCAGAACGGATCGGGCGGCACGCCCGATACGCGCCTGTCGCTCACCGGCGCGAGCACGCTGACCGGGAGCCTCTCGGGGTTCAACCTCACGGTCGCTCCCGGCGACCTGCTGCAATACGTCTGCACGCAGACCGGCGGCGCGGCAACGACGCACGTCAGTATCGGGACCAAGCTCGTCGCCGACGTCGACGGGACCTCGCAGCTCACGGGGATCAGTCTCTCGAGCGTGATTCCGAACGGCGCGACGAACTGGACCCCGTTCGCGTATGCGCACTGGACGACGACGGAGGCCGCCGCGCAGCTGGCGCTCGACGGGGCGTACTGGGCGTCGGCGTTGTACGCCTACGCCGATGCGCCGGGCGCAGGCACGTCCTACACGTTCACGCTGCGGAAGAACGGCGCCACGCCGGCCACGACGCCGACGGTCACCATCAGCGGGGCGACGAGTCCGGCGACGGGGTCCGATACCGACCCGACCCATGTCGTCGGCTTCGTGGCGACCGACACGATCGCGCTGCAGAGTGTGCCGGCCGGCACACCCGCGCGCGTGCAGACCTTCGTCGCGCTGGCGATCCACGATACCGATCCGTCGGAGCCGGTGGAACCGCCGGGCAACACCATCATCGTCTGGATCGACGACATCGACCGCACGTCGCTCGTGAGCGCCCTGCGCTGGTCGTCCACCATCAACGGCATCGGGACGGCCACCTTCACGGTCAAGGACCCGACCGGCGCCTACATCCCGCAGGACGACCAGGTCGTCGAGATTGAAGTCGCCGGCACCATCCGCTGGGCCGGCACGATTGCGAACCCTGCCGGGACCTCGCATCTGGTGCACCGCGGCGAGGGCACGTTCTGCCAGGTCACCTGCCAGGACTACAACCAGCAGCTGCAGCGCGCGCTCAGCAACACCATCATCCCGCCGCAATCCCTGCGGGACACGCTCGTGTACCTCTGCGACGGCACCCTCGTGCCGATGGGCATCACGCTCGACCCGACGCAGGACGAGGGGCCGACGCTGACGACGATCACCTCGCCCTGGCTCACGACCGAGCAATTCGTCGACTACCTGGCGACGCAGACCGGCTGGGTGCGCCGCGTTGACCAGGACAGCCAGCTGAAGATGTGGGCGGTCGGCTCGGTCGCGAGCGGCGTCACGCTGTCCGCGGCGAATGCCAACGTGCGCGCGGCCGCCTACGACCTGCAGCGCTTCGACTACCGCAGCGCGCAATGGGTCGTCTTCGGGCCGAACGGCGTGCTGCATGTGGCGGACGCGTGGACCGGCGACGGCGTCACGCAAGTCTTTCCGCAGCACTATCAAAATTTCCCGACCCGCCCGGCGACCGTCACGGTGGGCGCGACCACGTATCCGGTCGGCATCTATGGCGTCGATGCGTTCGAGTGGACCTGGAGCGAGGTCTATCCGCCGACGCTGGTGCATACGGGCACGGCCGTCGGGGTCGGCGTCCTGATCAGCACCGACTACGACGCGCTCTTTCCGACCTGGGTCTATGTCGAGGGCGACGAGTTCGGGGCGCGGCCCTGGACCCGCGTGGATTTCGCGCCGCACATTCTCGACTGGCAGGAAGCGACCGCCTACGCCGAGGCGCTCATCCGCCAGCACCAGCCGCGGCTGAAACTGCCGCAGGTGACGACCTACGTCGAGACCATTGCCGTGGGCTCCACCGTCGTCGTCGACTTTCCGGTGCTCGGCATCGACGCGCTCACCTGTTTTGTGCGCGCGACCGAGACGGTCGTCATCCCGACCGGGGCCGAGGTGCTGCTCGAGACGACGCTCGACCTGATTGGCGGCACCGAGGACGTGCCGGCCAACAGTGCGACGGATTTGTGGAAGCGCATCATCTTCGGGGAGCAGGCCAGCAGTGGCAGCAGTGGCGCCGTCGGCAGCACGAGCGGGGGGCTCTCGCCGGCGACCAGCGCGAACGCGCACACGCTGCTCTCAACGGCGCACAGCGATGTGGTCGCCGCCACCGTCGTGCGCGGCGATGTCCTGGTGGCGAACAGCACGCCGGCCTGGGCGCGGGTCGCGCGCGGCGCCGCGGGCACCATGCTGCGGTCGGATGGCACGGATGTCAGCTGGTCGACGGATGGCAGCGCCCTGACGGGCATCACGGCGACCGCCGCCGCGCATAACCTGCTCTCGGCCTCGCACGGCGATGCGCTGGCGGCCTCGGTGGTCCGCGGCGACCTGCTCATCGGCAACAGCACGCCGAAGTGGGCGCGGCTGGCGATCGGCGCCGCGAATCAGGTCCTCTGGTCGAACGGCACCGACCCGCTCTATACCGGAGCGCCGGTCCTCAGTACCTCGCTGACGGTCCCGGCCATTCTGTCGAGCGGCGCGTTGAGTCTCACCGCGGCCACGGGGTCGCCGCTCACGGTCAATCTCGGCGGGGCCGGCGACTTCCTCGTCAACACGACGCAGCTGGTCGTCGATACCTCGTCGGGCAATGTCGGCATCGGCATGTTCCCCGCGACGACCGTCGACGTGACGAGCGCCCTGGCCCTGCCGGCGCTGCGGTTCCAGAACACCAACACGTCCGGCGGCTTCGGCGCCAAGATTCTCAGCGAAGGCACCGACGCGGCCCGCTACGTGCTCTACTGCGGCAACCTGGCCGAGTCGACGCATTACTTCATCGTGAAGACGGCCACGGGTGCGGTCGGCTATGTCGGCATCGGCACCAATGCGCCGAGCGCGCAGCTCCACACGACCGGCAGCGTCCGGCACGCCGCCTTCGGCGCCGGCACGGCGACCTTCGATGCGAGCGGCAACCTGTCGTCGGTCTCGGATGCGCGGCTGAAAGACCGCATCGCCCCGCTGCCGTACGGCCTGGCCGCCGTGCAGCAGTTGCGCCCCGTGCTGTTCGGCTACACGGACGACTCGGGCCTCGAGCGCGACCATCTCTACGGCGGGTTCCTGGCGCAGGACGTCCAGGCGGTCATGCCGCACGCCGTCGGGCAGGATGCGCAGGGGTATCTCACCCTGGCCGACCGGCCCATCCTCGGCGCCGTCGTGCAGGCGGTGCAGACGCTCGCCGCGCGCGTCGAGGCGCTCGAAGCAGAAAGGCATGGCCGATGGCCGATACGCTGACCCTGGCCGACCCGTTGCCGCCGCCGACGACCTTCCGCGTCGCGCGCATCCTGTTCGACATCACCGACTCAACCATTCAGATCGTGGTGCGGGAGGCGGCCGGTGGCGCGGTGCTGCCAGACGGCAAGGTCTATGAGTGCGGCTACACGGGCACCGCCGCGAAGGACCTGATGCAGACGCTCAACACGTCGAACAACACGACGGTCTCGATGCAGAAGAAGATTCTCAACAAGCTCTGCCTCGACGGGCAGCTGCCGGCCGGGACGGTGGATTGATGCCGCCCATCACGCGCGCCCAGCTCGAAGCCCGGTTGCAACTGGTCGAGGAGCTGGAACAACTGGCCGATGACGTCCACGCCGAACCCGCAAAAGAGGTGCTGACATGACCCTGTCCTGGCTCATTAGTCTGCTCGTCGTGCTGATTGTGGTCGGCGTCGTGCTCTACCTCATCGAACACGCGTTGCCGATGGACGCGACGATCAAGACCGTGATTCGCGTCGTCGTCGTGCTGGTGCTCGTGCTGTGGCTCTTGGGCGCCTTCGGCTTGTGGGATGGGACGTTCGCACCTGGACGCCTCCGATAAACGGTGGCGATGTGAACCCCGCGAACCCAAAATTGTCGCCGGACGCCCAGCACGTCGTGCATGGCTTCGGCGAGCTCTATCTCGACGGGCACCTGCTCGACGTGCGCGGCCAGTATCCCGGCTGGCTCGATACTGCGACGGTCGCGTACCTCGACCCCGAGGGCTACCTGCGGCACCAGACCGGCACACGCCTGTTTCATGTCCCGTTCAATACCGTGGCGCTCGGCGGCGGCCGCTGGGTCGGCACCAACACGTCTGAGCAGCGCACCTACACGAGCGACGGCCTGTCGTTCCCCGACACCTATTGCCCGGCGATGGAGCCGACTGGCCGGCACCAGGCGCACCTGACCGGCAACGCGTTGCTCACGCATCGCGTCGTCCGCGATGGCGTGACCCTCAGCGAAGGCGCCATTGACGACAAGCTGTCGCTCGCCGGCGCGCTCGTCGTGTGGTCGGAGTTCCAGCCGCTGCAGGCGACCTACGGCTGGATGCCCGTGGCGGGCCGGGCCGACGGCCTGGTCGTGCGCCTGCAGGCCACGTGGCAGCACTACGAGGTCGACCCCGTCGTCGTGCTGACGCCGGACGGGCCGTGGGTCGTCAGCCACGACGACACGCGCACGCTCGTGCGGCCCTGGCTGCAGACCGTCGGCTACGAGCTGCCGAACGTGAAGACACCGCATGCGATGTGGGACGCCCAGGCGGGCGGCCTGCGCGTCGTCGGCGATGCCATCACGTACGTGCTGAACGTCGTGCTCGACTTGCGCGCGCCGCGTGTCGACCTGGCGCAGAATCCTGACGTGCCGATCGAGCCGCCGCCGATCGTCATCGAACCACCACCGATCAAGCCACCGCCGATCAAACCACCACCGACAGAGGAGATTGACGTGCAGCCGTATCCCGACGAGAACACCACGCAGCAGCAGAGCCTGGCGCGCTACCAGGCCGAGTATGTGAAGGCCGGCCGCATCAAACAGGGCGACCCGCCGCCGGACTGGGGCACGTTCAAGTGGCAGAGCCGCGTCATCTACGACTACTGCGCGGGCATGAGCTATCAGGCCAGCGAGGACAAGCACGTCCGCGAGCTGCAGGCCGAGCTCGGGAACCCGGTCGACCCACTCCCCCCGTCGTAGGCCCGTCAGGCGTCGCGCACCTGGACGGGCATGTCATGAAGGACGACCGCGGGCCCTGGCTCGTGGTCGGCGCGTCTCTCTTCGCCGCGGCGAACCGGTACAAGTTCGACCGCGCAGCGCTGGAGCGGAACTGCCGGTGGCTGGCCGAACACGGCGTGGACTACATCCGGGCGCTCGCCTGTGTCGGAGCGCAGCCGTACTGGGAAGGCCGCGAGGTGGACCCGAAGTGGGGCGACTACGCGGCGGTGATCGACGGCACGACCGAGGTGGCGTACGCCAACGGCATCCGCGTGCTCTGGACGTGCTTCGGCGACGCCCAGATCATGGCGCCGAGCTACGGGGAGAAAGAGCGGGTGTGCGACATCGTCGCGGATACCACCGTCCGCCGGCGCGCGGCGGTGATCGGCATCGAAATCGCGAACGAGTGGTGGCAGAACGGCTTCTCTGGGTCGGAGGGCATCAAGCAGATGCGGGCGCTGGCCGAGCGCATCCGGTCGAAGGTGGACGTGCCCATCGCGATCAGCTGTCCGGTCGGGGATGGCGAGGCCGCGGAGCAAGCCAACGCCAAAGCGATGTACGAGGGCAGCGTCGCCACGTTCTCGACGAATCATTACGACAGGGCAATGGGCGAGGATGGCTGGCGGCCGGCTCGGCAGCCCTGGCAGCAGCTCTCGTATGGCGGCGTGCCGGAGGGAGCGTTGAACAACGAACCCATTGGCATCGGCACGCCCGGCGGGAACAACCCGACGGACGCGGACCCGCACCGCCAGGTCAGCCAGGCGATCGTCAGCTGGATTGCGACGCACTGGGGGTACTGCCTCCACGACCGTACCGCCGGCGTCAGGTGCGACAAAGACTGGTCCGACGTGTCGAACATCGACGCCATCACCGCGGGACTCCTAGCGGCGCGCAACGCCTTGCCGAGCGACCTCCCGAACTGGGCGCCGCAGAACGACCACTGGGCCGGGCACCCGTTCGAGAAGGTCAGCAAGTGGGTTGACGGCGCGTCCGAAGGTGTCACGCGCGCGTATGCGGCGGTCGACGGCGGACGCAGCATCTGCCTGCCGATGGGCATCAAGGGCGGCGTGACCATGCAGGCCAAGGCCGCGATGGACGTGGACGTGATTGACATCTTGACCGGCGCCTCGCTGAAGGCTGGCGCCCTGAAGGCCGGCCAGACGATCCGGCTGACGGACGACCCGCCCGTCTACCTGGTGCGCGGGAACTGGTGAAGGAGATCCGAATGGCCGACCCGATCGACATCCAGCAGGAGCTCGACAACTGGCTCGCCAGCAATCCCGAGGCGCAGAAGTACGTCTCGAAGCTGTACTACCTCGAGGACGGGGAAGTCGCGCCCGACGACGTGACGCACACGCTCGAGCTGCAGTCGATGACGTCGGACGAGCGCAGCCTCGAGGTCGGCGCCGTCGTCAAGCCGCAGTTCGCCGCGTTCCTCGACGCGCTGCTCGCCATGATTGCCACCAACCCCGGAGGTTCGCTATGAGCAAACAGAAACCGGCGCCCGACCGCGAGCGCCCGGAACCGACGCCCCCGATCGCCGAGCCGCCGCGGCCGACCCATCCCATCGTGGACCCGGAGCCCGAGCGGCCGGCCCGGCCGGACAGTCCGCCGCGGCCGACGCCGCGCCAGCCGGTCATCGAGGACTGACGAGTTCGGCGGGTGGGGCTGGTCGTAGGGACCGTCGGTCGACCCCGCTGACGGGGCTGGCCTCATCCGCCGATGCGTCGGGGCCGCCGTTTTCGGAGCAACACCTCGGAGCAACAACGGCAACGCGCCTGACCTCTGAGAGTTACCGTGACGATGGCTGGGTTCGACTCCCAGGCGCTTCCGCCACTTCCCCCTACAGAAATCAGGCCGAACCCCTCGAATGACTCCGGATTGACGGGGCCAACCCTTCAACGTTTTTTCACGCGATTCTGCGTATCTCCACGTTCAGGCTCCGATGTTTCGGGGCAAGGGTCGGGGCAAAGCCGACCCTCAAGCAGGGCACTGACCCGCGCCTGCCGGCCGGCCTGCACCGGGGCGTAGATCTTCCGCGTCGTCTCCAGCCGCTTGTGCCCCAGGTGCTCGGCCACGTCGCGCAGGTCCACGCCGAGCTCGGTGAGCGTGATGCCGACGGTGTGGCGCAGGTTGTAGACGCGTACGCCCGCCGGCCAGCCGCAGCGCCGGAGCAACCGCGCGAGGTTCCCCGTTCGATAGGCGCCCCACGCCTCCGCCGCGATGAACAGCCGCCAGGCCAGCATCATGTCGTCGTTCAGGGCCAGGCCGGGGCTCCATCCGCCCTTCCCGTCGCGGGGCCGCCAGACCCGATGATCGAGGTCCACGTCCTCGGGCTGCGCGCGCATGATCTCCGACGGCCGCCGCCCCGTCGTGGCAAACACGAGGAAGCGGGCGCGGTTCTTCGCTCCCAGCAGGAGCCTCGGCTCACGGGCTGAGAGTTCCAAGGCCACGGCCTGGATCGTCGCGTCGGGAATCCGCACGGGCGGCACCTGATGAATCTGGGGGCCGCGCACGCCGTCGGCCGGCGTCCGCACGTCCGGACCGTCGAGCACGCGGTAGAGCCGCCGCAGCGTGTGCAGCCGGTTGGCGATCGTCTTCGGCGCGACCGTCGCGGCATGCCACGCCGTGACCGCGGCGCGCACGTCGGCGGCCGCGATCTGGTGCCGGCGGCGCGTGCCGAAGCGGGCGCCCCACGCGTGCAGCTCTGCGCTCTGGCTGCTGTGCGAGGCTAGATGTGTGATCAGGGCGAGGTAGCGGTCAGCGTCGGCGGCGAACGTGCCACGGCCTGGCCGTTGGCCGGCGCGGTTCCTCAGCCTGACCGTTTCCTCGGTGCGGAACCGCTTCAGTGCCTTCAGGTCGGCGTCAGGGTCGAAGCGCGTCTCGGTGCTCAACGAGCCAACGGCGGCGCGGACGACGAAGCCGCCCTGACGTGGCAGCCTCCAGATGCCGGTGGCGAGTTTAGTGGATCCTGCGGGCAGCGCCACGTCAGCGCGGGTACGTGATTTCGAGATCGAACGGCGTGATCTGAGAGCCGAAATACCAGAACACGTAGACGTAGTAGCGGCCCGGCTGCACGTTGCTCGACGCGGAGATGGTCTTGCTGTTCGCCCCGCTCACGGTGTCGCCGCCGCCCGTGATCTGCCGGTTCTCGTCATACACCCACAGGGACAGCCAGGTGTCCTTCTCCTGCCACGTCAGCTTGACGTCCAGCCGCCCTTCGCGAGCGGTGATTGGCCCGAACACCTTGCAGGCGAATTGGAGCGGGCCGACGGTGCAGACGGGGTCGCCGCCGCTGATCGTGTTGCTCAGGCGGGACGTGACTTGCTCAGGTGGCGCGGTGGAGGTCGGCGCGGTGGGGCTATCGCCGCCGCACGCCGAACTGAGGAGCAGCACGAGCAGGAGCGCGCATCTATCCTTGGGCATATATCGTCCGGTAGGTTTCTCCCCGCATGGTTTTGCGGGGTTTGAAATCACTTGCGGCTATGGTAAAACTTCCCGTCCCAAACCACCTGTTATCTTTGCCAGCTAGTCTGGCTTGTTGTTCCTGAACCGTGGGAGGCATCGCCTGTGCCTGTTTCCGCTCTCGTGCTCTGCGCCCGCCTATCCTGCCCGACGTGCCAGCAGCCGGAGCTCTGCGAGAAGCGGAAACGGTTGGAGGCCGCGCAGGTGCCCAGCCGGTTCCAGTTGCTCAGCGATTTCGACGCCCTTTCCCCCGAGGCCCAGGTGCTGGCGTGCGCGCATGTCCGTCAACTACGGAAAGCTGACGGCGGCTGACGCGCGGTTTCTTGCGGTAGGCTGCCGCAAAATAGACGGTCTGCGCGACGATGTGGTCCTGAATCTCGGCGTTGTGCTCCAAGTCCCGGAACGCCGTCAGCAGCGCCGTCTCGCGGATCGTGCTGGCCGTCAGAGGTTCGTCGGCGGCCGCCGGCACTGACTCGACGGGCCGGTTGAGCCGTTCAGCGGTGTACCGCCGCATCAAATCTTCTGGCGTCACGCCGTCAAACGCCTCGCCCAGCATCCAGAGCGTGGCCGTGTCGATCTGCGGCCGGCCCTTTTCGTACTTTGACAACGTCGAGGCGTCCACACTGACGCCGTGCTCACGGAGCCACTGTGCCACACCGCCCTGTGACCGCAGACGTGGGTTTCGCTGAGATTCCCGCAGTTTCCTCAGGTACTCGCCGAACGCCCTGATCGGCGCCGCCTTCTTCACAGGTCCAGCCTATCGCGCGTCTTCTGCCATGTGGCATGTTCTGTAAAATAGTGGCTTGACATATGGAATCGACGGGCGTATGTTCGTCTGGACATATGGCAAGCCCAAATATCAAGGTCGCAGAAATCGAGCGCGACATGCTCAGGCGCGGCTGGAACCGGCGCGATCTGGCGCGCGCGGCTGGCCTCGGTGAATCCACCATTACACGCTTCCTGAACGGCGGCTACCGGACGCCTAAAAGCCTGAAGCGTATCGCGATGGCGCTCGACCGGCCGGTTGACCGTTACATCGAGAAGGGAGCCGTCGCGTGATCACCGCTCGCGAGCTCCGCGCCCATTTCGGCCCGCGTCGCAATCCTGACCGGCGAATCGGTCGCTCGGTCTGCCCGCCGCGCGACACCGCCCAGGACATCCGCGATCGCCTGGCGCGCATGAAGGCCGGCGAGGTTGGTCGTGCGGCGCGTGAGCGAGCGTTTCCGGTGCTGACCGCAGAGAACGCCGACGCCGCCATCGCGTTCCAAGAGCAAGCGATCAGCGCTGAATACGCGCGCCTGATGGCTGAGGCTAACGCGTAATGGCGCGGCGGGCGGACGTCACCGGCGCTCGACCGACCGACGAGGAGACGCCGATCGTGAGGACGGCTGGATCTCCTGTTGGCGTGCCGGGCGCCGGTGACGTGCGCGTGGCGGCGCAGATCGTGGAGCTCCGCGCCCTGGGCGACTTCGCGGTCAGCCTGACCTACGTCGCCACCGTCGCCGGCGTCCACCGCTACTCCATCACGCGATGGGAGCAACTCGGCAAGTTCCCGGCGCGCATCCCGAACCGCGCCCGGCCGCACTACCGCGCCAGTGACGTGCTCGCGTGGCTGTCCGGGCAGTGGGGCCAGCCGGCGGCGTCGCGCTCGTTGTTCGGGGCGCATCGGAGGCGGGCGTAGATGGCTGCCTTGGTGCTCGCGGTGCGCGACAGCGAAGGCGGGCCCGTCCTGGTGACGTCCCTGCGCCCGCTGGGCGCGCGGACCCATCTGGCGCTCCAGAACCTCTCGACCTGCTACGTCGCCGACGCGATGCCGATCGCGCCAGCCGTCCAGGTCGCCGTGTTCCTCGGGTGCTCGGTCGCGTTTCATCAGGAAGGAATCTAGACCGATGGCGCTCGCTGCGAAAGTCACGAGTTGTGTCCGGCCGGTCGAGCCTGTGGGCACGCGCGGTGACCTGAGCGATTGCCTGAAGCTGGCGATGCAGCGGCTCGGCATTGAGGTCAAGGAAGTCGCCTACGTGTGGGGCTGCGACCACTCCTACGTCAGCCGCGTCCTGGCCGGCGAGAAGGTCCTCACCGACGTGAAGATCGCGCAGCTCCCGGACGAACTGCAAGACGCGATGGTCGATGCGTGGGCGGAACAGCGCGGGCGCCTGGTCGGCAGCCGGGCCGCGGCCGCGCGCTCGATCGAGGGCATCGCGGCGCTGCTGCTCCTCGACGTGCCGATCCGGATGGCGAAGGCGGGTGTCAAGTGACGACGCACGAGCCGCTGCCCGTCCTCTACGCGCCGGTCCTGCTGCTGTTCGCGCTCGGCATCCTGCTCGCGCTGATCGTGCTCGCGCCGGTGGCCATCCTCACGGGCCGCTTCTCGCGAGGGAGCTGGTGATGGCGACGACGCGCCGACGCGGCGGTCCCTACGTCTACGTCACCTGGCTCACGAAGCTGCTCGCCGGCGGCGACCGCTGCGCCTGGGCGGCCTGGTTCAAGGCGTCGTTCAAGTACGACAAGAAGGTCGATGAGTCCTTCGACCTGGCGGCCTGGTCTACCGAGCACAACCTGCTCGTCACCGCGCGCGCCAGGCAGTTGCGCGCTGACGGATGGACGGTCGCGATCGAGGACGAGAACGCCTTCCGCCTGCAGGGCAAGGGCTGCGTCCTCGCCGGCAAGCCCGACATCGTGGCCACGCGAGGCGACGATCTGCTCGTCGTGGACGTGAAGACGGGCAAGCCGCGCGATTCGGACTGGTGGCAAATCCTCGTCTACCTGTTCGCGCTGCCACTGGTGCAGAGCGTGCCGGCGCGGCTCCGCGGCGAGGTCGTCTACAAGACCCACGCGATCGCCGTCGCGCACGAGGAGCTCTCAGGCGCCCGGCGGGATCAGATCATCACGCTGCTCCGCGACCTCTCGGGCCCGCCGCTGGAGAAGGCGCCGAGCCCGCGCGAATGCGAATTCTGCGACATCAGCGACCTGGACTGCGACGCGCGCGTGCACACCGCGGCCGCGGCCGTGATGACGGAGGCGTTCTGATATGAGCGGCCAGCACGAGATCACGCCCGACCGTCGCCCGCCTGGCTGCCGCCTGCAATCAGGACACGTGGCCCGCCCGGAATCACATCCCTGCGGTCTGCGCCACCTATCAGAAGCCGAAGTCGACTGGCCGCAAGTTCTGTGTCACGTGTGGCCACGGAGCGGAGTGTCACCGATGAGCACCTACGACGTCGCCGTCATCCTCATCGCCCTGGTGGTCGCGTACGCGCTGCTGCGCGGGGCACAGGAGCTGACCCATGAGATCCGCCGTCGCCTCCGTCGTCGCGCAGTTCGTGCCGAGCTGGCTGATCTGCTTCGTGCGCGGGCATCAGGACATGGAGCAGCGGGCGAGCGGCCGCTGGTGGCTGAAGTGTCAGCGGTGCCGACGCGAGACGCCGGGCATCCGCGTCGCGATCCGGTCATCGGCGTCGACCAGGTGATTGCGGAGCGCCGGGCGCGGTTCCTGCGGCACTTGGACGACCGCGGCCTCTGCATCGACGACGTCCGCATCGAATCCCGGTAATCAGAATTATTCAATTTCGATTCACGGAAGGGCAGGTCCGACCCATGGCCACCGACCAGGCCGAAGCCGAAGTCATGGAAATCTCCGCGCCGCTCGGCGCGATGCTCGAAGCGCAGACGCGCGGCGAGATCGACGTGCAGGTCTCGACCGCGAAACGCTTTCCTCGGTCCATCCGGCAGTTCAACCAGGAGCTGCTCGAGATGGCCACGCTCGACGAGAACATCGCGGCCCAGTGCTTCTACGCCGTGCCCCGCGACGGCAAGACCATCGAAGGCCCATCGGCGCGCTTCGCGGAGCTCGCGGCGTCGGCGTGGGGGCACATGCGCATCGAAGGCCGGATCGTCAACGAGGACGATCGCTTCGTCACCGGCCGCGGCGTGTCGTGGGACATGCAGCGCAACGTCGCGATCGCCTACGAGGTCCGCCGCCGCATCACCGACCGCAACGGCCGGAAATACAAGGACGACATGATCACGGTGACGGGCAACGCCGCGGCCTCGATCGCGCTGCGTAACGCCATCCTGAAGAACATTCCCAAACCGTTCTGGGAACCGGCCTATCTGGCCGCCCGCCTGGTCGCAGTGGGCAACGCGCAGACGCTCGCGGACCGCCGTGCCGCGATGCTCGGCTACTTCCAGAAGATGGGCGCCGCGCCGGCCCGCGTGTTTGCCGCGCTCGGTGTGCAGGGCGAGCAGGACATCACGCTCGACCAGCTCGCCACGCTCAAGGGGATCGCTACCGCGATCAAGGAGGGCGACACGACCGTCGACCAGGCGTTCCCGCCCGAGGGAGCCGCCGGGCCGACGCCGGAGCGGGCATCATCGCCAGCGCCGGAGAAGCCAACCTCCGGCGTCACGGCGCCCGTCGTCATCACCGCCGTGAAGGACCGGACGCCGGCGAAGAGCAAGGAAAAGCGCTTCGAGGTCACCGCGGAGGGAATCAACTACCACACGAGCGACCAGGCGCTCGTCGACCTGGCCACGACGTGTGCGAAGTCGAAGGACGCGGTCGTGTTGCACTGGACGCTGCAAGAACCGCTCGGCCGTCGTCTCGGTGCGATCGCGGTGATGCCGCCGAATCATGAGCGCGAACCCGGCGAGGACGACGGTCCGGCCGACAACACGCCCGACTCGTCGGCGCTGAACTTCTGAGACCCATCATGGCCGCCGGCATCATCGAACTGTGGTTTCGTCCGCGCGATCGCGGCACCTGTCGCGGCGCGACGTGTCACGCCCCGATCATCTGGCGCGAGGGCACCGACGGCCGCAAATACCCGTTCACGACCGACCCCGACGTCATCGAGCGCCGCACGTCAAGCAGCGGCCGCCTGATCGAGATCGTCTCGATCGAGGACCTGCACCACCGCACGTGCCCCGACGTCGACCTGTTCCGCCAGGCCGACCGGCGCGCCGCGGCACCGAAGAAGGAGTCCGCCCCATGTCTCCCGCTGGAGTAGTCGAACATCGCCCGCCGATGATTCGGCTCTTCGACGACGAAGGCTGCATCGACGGCTTCGCTGGTGGCGGGGGCGTATCGACCGGCATCGAGATGATTCTGGGCCGGTCACCAGACGTCGCAATAAACCATGACGCCGAAGCGCTGTCGATGCACGAGACCAATCACCCAGCTACTCGGCACGTTCACTCGAACATCCGGGCCGTGCGCTACCAGACGCTGCTGCCGGGGCAGCGCTGCGGGTTCGCCTGGTTCTCGCCGGACTGCACCTATCACTCGAAGGCCCGCGGCGGGAAGCCGTTCCGCGATCGCAACCGGACGCGCCGCATCCGTGGGCTCGCCTGGGAAGCGGTCCGCTGCGCGGAGGCCATCCGTCCGAGGCTGCTGTTCCTCGAGAACGTCGAGGAGTGGAAGGAATGGGGACCGATCGGCGCCGATGGCCGCCCAGATCCGGAGAAGCGTGGCGCCAGCTTCCGCCGATGGGTCTCCCGTCTCCGCAATCTCGGGTACGTCGTCGAATGGCGTGAGCTCCGCGCCTGCGACTTCGGCGCCCCTACGTCCCGGAAGCGACTGTTCGTCATCGCGCGCTGTGATGGGCAGCCGATCTGCTGGCCGAAGCCGACGCACGGCCCGGCGCGGCCGCTGCCGTACCGCACAGCGGCCGAGTGCATCGACTGGAGCCTGCCGGTCCCGTCGATCTTCCTGACGCGGGCCGAGGCAAAGGCGTGGGGGAAGCGGCACGGAGTGGCCTCACCGATCCGCCCGCTGGCCGCGGCGACGCAGCGGCGTATTGCGCGCGGGATTCAACGGTTTGTCCTGGACGCCGCGGAGCCATTCATCATTCCGATCACGCACCAGGGCGACAGTCGCGTGCACTCGCTGTTCGAGCCGCTCCGGACCATCACCGCCGCGGACCGTGAGTTCGCGCTCGTGACGCCGTTCATCACGAAGTACCACGGGCCGAAGCGGAAGGGCGACGAGCGCGTTCATGAGCTGTCCGACCCGATCGCAACCCTCGACACGTCCAACCGCTTCGCCCTCGTTGCACCGACGCTGATCAACACGCGGAACGGCGAACGCCACGGGCGGCACGGTGAGCAGGCGCCTCGCGTCCTCGACATTCAGCGCCCGCTCAACACGATTACCGCACACGGCAGCCAGGGCGCCCTTGTCGCGGCGTTCCTCGCGAAGCACAACGGCGGGCACGAGGCGACCGGGCAGCCCGTTCAGCTCGCGATGGACACGATCACCACGCGCGACAACAAGGCGCTCGTGACGTCGCACCTGGTCAAGCTCCGCGGCGGGCTCGACGACCACCTGATGACGGCGCAGGACATCCGAGAGCCGATTCCGGCGTTGACAGCCGGCGGGACGCACCTCGCAGAGGTCCGCGCGTTCCTCGTGAAGTTCTACGGGACGAAGAAGGACGGACGCCCGCTGCAGTTGCCGCTCGACACCGTGACGACGGTGGACAGGTTCGGCTTGGTGACCGTCACGATCGCGGGCGAGGAATACGTCATCGTCGACATCGGCATGCGGATGCTGACACCGAGGGAGCTGTTTCGCGCGCAGGGATTTCCGGCCGACTACCAGATCGACAGCGGCATCCATCCAACGACCCGGAAGCCGGTCCGGTTCACCAAGAAAGCCCAGACGCGGCTCGTCGGTAACTCCGTCGCACCGGACGTGGCCGCGGCGCTTATCGGCGCGAACGTATCCGCGTTCCTAGAGGCCACCGCGTGATGCCCGACCACCTCACGATTACGACGATGGCCCGCCGCGGCGGGTCGTTTGTGAAGGCCCTGGCTGAAGCCTGGCGGATGGCTGATGACGAGAACCGCGCCCGCCTCGAGGCCGCGTTCCCGGAAGTCTGGGCGAAGTACGCGGCCATCGCTCAGGAGCTCGCCGCGCGCTCGCTGGAGCGGTGCACATGACGACCGCCGCGGCGCCTCTGCTGACGTTCGACGGACCGACGCACACGTATGCGCTCGACGGCGTCGTCATCCCGTCCGTGACCACGGTGCTCAAAGAGTCGGGCTATATCGACTTCAGCCGTGTCCCGGAGGGCATCCTGGAAGCCGCCCGCGAGCGCGGCTCCCTCGTCCACGAGGCCCTCCACTACCTCAACGACGACGACCTCAACCTCGACTCCGTCCGCGACGATCTGCGCGGCTACGTCCAGGCGGGCATCGACTTCCGGCGCCTCTCCGGCTTCACGGTCTACAGCTGCGAGCTCCGCGTCTACTCGCCCACCTGGCGCGTCGCCGGCACGCTCGACCTCCTCGGCCGCTGGGACGACGACGTCCTGACGATCGCCGACTACAAGACGGGCTCACCGGCCGACGTCGCCGCGGACCTGCAGCTGGCGGCCTACGCGGAGCTCCTGCGCGAGATGTCTCCGGAGCTGGCGGGGGAACCGATCCGACGCGTGTCGGTCCGCCTGACGAAGGACGGCGCGTTTCACGTGGAACCCTACGACGACGATCCGTCCACCGACTGGTCGATCTTCCTCGCCGCGCTGACCACCGTCACCGAGGTCCGGCGCCGCAAGCATCGGAGGTGGGAGTGAACGACGACGTAAACGCGCCGCCGAAGGTGACGCAGCAGAACCCAGTCACCGGGGAATGGGAAGAGGCGATCCCGCTCCCGTTCTATTACGGGCTGATTCCGTGGCTCTGGTTGCGGCTCACGGGATGGCGCGACGAATACGGGCGGAAGGCCGCGCTGCTCAAGCCGTGGGAGGACTGAGATGTCACCAGCTGCCGCCCCTACGATCGACACGCGCCCGATCGAGTCCGAGACACAGCTGGCCCTCGTCACGGCCCAGGGCCTCGCCGTCACCGATGCGCCCTCCTACGAGCTCGCCGGCCGCGAGCTCCTGACGCTCGCCCAGGCCGAACGCAAGATCACCCTCTGGTTCGAGCCGCTCAAGAAAGCGGCACACCACGCCTGGAAGGTCCTCTGCGACCGCGAGCGCGAGGTCCTCACGCCCCTACAGCGCGAGATCACCCGCGTCAAGCGCGAACGCGTGCTTTGGAAGGCCGAGGACAATCGCCGCCGCCGCCTCGAGGAGCAGCGCCTCGCCGAGGACCTGCGCCGCCGCCAGCAGGAACAGGCCACGCGCCAGGCCGCGGCCCTCGAGGCCCAAGGGAAGTCCCAGCTCGCCGAGGCTGTCCTCCAGCGCGCCATTGTCGCGCCGGCGCCCGCCGTCGTCCTCCCCGACGAGACCCCGAAGGTGGCGGGCATCTTCGCGCGCCAGGTCTGGAAGTGGCGCGTCGTCGACGAGACCCTCGTGCCGCGCGAGTACCTGCGCCTCGACGACACGAAGATCGGCGCCTACGTGCGGGCCATGAAGAGCACCGGGGCGATCCCGGGGATCGAAATCTACGCGGAGATGGACGAGAGCGTGCGGCGGACGTAGGGGACCCAATGGCCTGGCTCAAGCTCGATGACCAGATTACGCATCATGTGAAGTTCCTACGCGTCGGGCCGGCCGCGTCCTGGCTGTGGGTGTGCTGCCTCGCGCATTGCCAGCGGCAATTGACCGACGGGTTCATCCCGACGGAGGTGTGCCACCTGCTCGGTGTCCCCGAGTGGAAGCGCGAGATCAAACGCCTCATCGAGGCGAACCTCGTGCACGCGGTGGCCGGCGGCTACCAGGTGCATGACTATCTGGACCACAACAGCAGTCGGACCGAGATCCTCACGCGCCGCGCCCAGGATTCCGCGCGGAAGGGGAGCGGGCCTTCCGCGCGGATTCCAACCGGAAGCCTCTCCCCCCTTCCAGATGGAATCCGAACGGAATCCGAAGCCTCGCGCGCGGGCGACGCGCGCGCGTCCCATCCCATCCCCTCCGTACCCATCCCCTCCGTACCCGCGCCTTCGGCGCGCGCGCGCGGTGGACGGGAGGCGAAGAACGGCCACCGGCAGCACGTGTTCTGCGGCGCGCGGTTTTGCGTGCCGCAGTTTCTCGCCGAGGAGCACCGTCAGCAGCTCGGCCATCTTGCGACGTCCGTGGACCTCCCGGCGCACTACAGGACCTGGGACCGCGAGCTCGGCGATGAACCGGTGCGATCGCCGAAAGGCTATCTCGCGACGCAGATCGCCGGCCTCATCCGACGCGTCGGTCCGGTGGCTCGGACGTCCGTCGACCCGGGCCCGCCGCCGTCGGACGTCTGGAGCGACGTCCTGGCCGTCTTAGCGGCGCGCCTCACGCGCTACGAACTGTCGACGTGGTTCGCCGGTACCCGCCTGCGGAAAGCATCGAGTCGCCGCCTGGTCGTCGCTATTGAGAACCAAGCGAAAGTGGATTGGATTCAGCGCCACTATGCTGACGCGCTCGCCGCCGCGGTGACGGCGGTGCAGCCTGGCGCGAAGGTGGTCTTTGAAGCCGAAAGGACCGAGACATGACGCGTGGGAAGTCGAAGCCGCGATCGCACCGCGTGCGGCACCCGAAAGAGGCCGCCGCACCGTCCGAGGCCTCGGAACCAGGAACCTCGGAACCTGAGAACCCGGTCGCGCGCGCCGCGAAGGTGCTCGAGGAGGAACAGCGCGCCGAGCCCGTCGTCATCCGGGGCCTGAGCGATGACGACCGCGACAAGCTGCGCGCCGCCAACGCCGCCATCGAAGCGACCGAGCTCGATCTCGCCCGCGCGAAGAAGCGCCTGACCGAAGCGCGCGCCGCGTTCGACAAGGCCAACGTGGTCCTGCACAAGCTCGCGATCGAGCTCGCCAACGGCACGAGTCAACCGTCGCTGCCGTTCGACCAGGCGGCCGCGCAGCGCGACCGCGACGCCATGCTCCAGGCCGATCGCGAGGCCAACACGCCCGCCCTCATCGAACGCCTGACGCGCGCGCGCTATCTCGTTACGCGCGAGCAGCTCGACGCGCTCGACCACACGGCGCGGCATCAGGTCGCGGAATTCGTCAAGAAGTGCGAGGCCGCGATCCTCGACGGCAGCGTGCTGAACGGCGTCGCAGTGCCGGCGCTCCTGGCGTCGATGCACGTCGCCAACGACCCCGCACCAGGAGAGCAACGCCAGCACTGCACCCTGTGCGGGATGATGCTCCAGGCGCATCCAGCCGAGTTCTGGGATCCGGGTCTGCGTGTCGGCCAGGATTGCCCTGGCGTCGATGTGGCCGACGAGCGCGAAAATACCGCTAATGCTATAAGCGAAATTTCGCAGGGCGACGACCCCGAAACCGACGCCGCGGCGCTCGAGGAGCCGGTCCACTGACCGAGCACGGGCGCCTCATCGCCTTCGACGTCATCGGCCTACCGCGGCCACAAGGGAGTTCCCGCGCCTTCATGCCACCAGGGGCGCGGTTCCCTCGGGTGACGTCGGATAACCCACGGCTCAAGGAATGGCGCGACCTGGTCGCCTACACCGCCCAGCAACACGTGCGTGGTGGTCAACTGTCCGGCGCGGTCACGCTACGGGTCGTCTTCCAGCTCGCGCGCCCGGCGTCGCTCCCGAAGCGCGTGACCACGCACGTGACGAAGCCGGACCTCGATAAGTTGGTCCGAAGTGTCGGGGACTCGCTGTCCGGTGTGGTGTACCGAGACGACAGTCAGGTCGTGCAGATTCTTGCGCGCAAGGTCTACGCGCCCCTCGGTGCCCCCCCTGGTGTGCACGTCGAGATCGAAGAGCAGCTGTACGACCAGCCCGCGCTGCAGGGCGCCACGCTGCCGCAAGGGCTGCTGTTCCAGGAGTGGTGACCAGGTGCCGACGACCCCGCTCGCCTACTGCGCCACCCCTGGCTGTGCCCAGCGTGTGCCCTTCGGCCACTGTGCGGCGCACCAGGCGCACCGCGAGCAGGCGCGCGGCTCGCGCCACCAGCGCGGCTACACGTCCCGCTGGGTGCGCTTCCGCGCGCAGTTCACCACCCTGCTCCTGGCGCAGGGCATTCCGCCGGTGTGCGGTGCGGCGCTGCCCACCGGGCCCTCGACCACCGACAGCCAGTGCCGGGCCGCCGGCGTCTGGACCACCGAGGACCTGCAGCTGCACCACGACCCGCCGCTCACCGTGGCCGAGCGGGCGCACCACCACCTCGTCTGCGATCCGAACCGCGTCCGGTTCCTCTGTGCCTCGTGTCACAGCGCGGTCACGCGTCGGCAGCAGCGCGGCGGTGATAAAAAATATTCCGCGAGTCAAGAAAATAATTTCCCCGGCGCCGGCGACCGGGGGGGGCGGATGAAAGTTCACGGCACCGAGGTCGAGGGACCGCGGGGCGGCCGCTCGCGCGTGTCTGCAGGTTTCGGGCAAGTGAGGGGGATTGTTCATGGGACGACGAGGACCGAAACGGACCCCAACCGCGTTGAATGAGCTCCGGGGCAACCCGGGGCAGCGGCGGACGCGCCATGTCGAGCCGCGGCCGCACACGACGACGCTCGTCGCGTGCCCGTCCTGGCTGTCACCGATGGCCAAGACGGAATGGAAGCGCCGCGCACCCGAGCTCACCCGGCTGGGACTGCTCACCGACCTCGACGTCTTGCAGTTTGCGGCGTACTGCCAGGCCGCGGCGCGCTGGATGCGGTTCGAGAAGCGGCTCGAGGGGCTGATGCGCACGCGCGACGGGGAACTCATCGAAACCCCGAACGGGTTCCAGCAGGCGCACGCGCTCGTGAAGATGGCGCGGGATGCGGCGGACCAGATGCGGCGGTTCGCGGCGCTGTTCGGCCTGTCGCCGGCGGATCGGGCGAGCCTGAGTCTGCCGCTCGACCCGACGGCGCCGCCGCCCAAGGCCAGCGACAAGCCCTCGACGGCCCCGCCGCGGGCCGATGCGTTCACGGCGTTCCTGAGCCGGGAGCGGACGGCGGCCGATGGTCCGCGCGTGTGACTGGGCGACGGCCCGGCGGCGTGCGCGATCCCGCGGGTACGATCCGTCGCTGATCGAAAACGCGCAGGACGTGCGCGCGGTGATCGATGGCTGTTGGTTCGATTCCGCCGCCGCCGATCGCATCGTCGAGTTCTTCGTCCGGTTCCTGCGGCACTCGAAGGGGCAGTGGGCCGGGCAGCCGTTTGCGTTGCTGGACTGGCAGGCGCACGCGCTGCGCCGGCTCTTTGGGTGGAAACGGGTCGATGGGACGCGTCGGTTCCGCCGCGGGGGGATCTGGGTGCCGAAGAAACAGGGCAAGTCGACGATGGCCGCCGGCCTCGAACTGTATCTGCTCGTCGCCGATGACGAACCCGGCGCCGAGGTCTACACGGCGGCGGTGGACCGCGGCCAGGCCGGGATCATTTACGCCGAAGTGGCGAGCATGGTGCGGCAGTCGCCCGATCTGCGCAAGCGGCTGCAGGTCGTCGATTCGCGCAAGACGATCGCGTACCCCGGCATGGCCGCCAAGCTCGTCGCGTTGTCGGCGGATGTCGAGAACCGCGAGGGCATCAACGCCCACGGCGTCATCAAGGACGAGCTCCACGCCTGGAAGAACCGGCAGATGTGGGACGTGCTCGCGTACGCGGGATCCTCGCGTCGGCAGCCGATGGATTTGTCCGTGTCGACGGCCGGCGTCTACGACGAGACGGCGATCGGCTGGGAGCAGTACGACTACGCGCGCAAGGTCCTCACCGACCAGATTCAGGACTGGGCGTTCTTCGCGCTGATCTTCGAGGCGGCGGTCGACGACGACTGGACGGACCCGGCGATCTGGCAGAAAGCCAACCCGTCCTTCGGCGTGACGATCGACCCGGACACGTTCGCGCAGGAGTGCCGCGAGGCGCAGCAGTCGCCGGCGAAGCAGAACGCGTTCCGCCGGTACCGGCTGAACCAGTGGGTGCGCCAGGTGACGCGGGCGATCGACCTCGCGGTGTGGGACGAGCAGCGCGGGCACGCCACCCCGTGGACGCCGGAGGCCTTCGCGGGGCGCGTGGTGTACGGCGGCCTCGACCTCTCGTCGGTCAGCGACCTGTCGTGCGTCGTCTACGGCGCCGCGTGCGCGGAGGATCCCGCGGCGCTCGACGTGGCCGCGCGGTTCTGGGTCCCGGAGTGGCAGTTGTCGAACGAGCGCAACCCGAACCGCGAGCTCTATCAGCAGTGGGCGCGCCAGGGCTGGCTCACGACCACGCCGGGCAACGCGATCGACTACGACGCGATCGAGGACGCGCTGATCGCCGATGCGACACGCTTCGACTTGCGCGGCGTGAACCTCGACCGCCTCTTCCAGGGGCAGTCGGTGCAGAACCACCTGGTCGATGCCGGGCTGCCGGTGACGCCGATGGGCCAGGGGTTTCTGTCGCAAGGGCCCGCGATGAAAGTGTTTCACCGGCGGCTGTTGAACCGCACGCTGCATCACGGCGGGCACCCGATCCTGCGGTTCTGTGCGGACAACACCGAGACGGCGACCGATGCGGCGGGGAACGAGAAGATCGTCAAGCCGCGCGGCGCCTCGTCGAAGAAGGTCGACGGGATGGTGTCGCTGGTGATGATGCTCGACGTCGAGTCGCGCGTGGTGGCGACGCTGGCGCCGACGTACACCATGGTCGTGCTGGGAGGCCCGCGATGACGAAACCGCTGGGACCCGTGGCGCCGGATCGCGGTCGTGGCGGCCGGCCTCGCGCGCCGGACCCGCATACCCGGGTCAGTACGTGGTTGCCGGAGCGGGATTACGATCGCTTGGTGCAGTTGGCGAAACGGCGGGATCAATCCGTCTCGTCGCTCGTGCGATCGCTCCTGCGGCTGCAATTGCCGCGGTAGGGGTTTCCCTCCTAATCAACCCCGGCTGAGCGGCACCGGCTCTACCCTCAGAGGCTGTGCAGCGCGCCTACGCGTTTCTCCACATCAAATCCGTCGATGCGCCCCAGCGCCGCCTGGTCGGCCTGGCGACCACGCCCGAGACCGACCGCGTCGGCGACGTCATCGAGCCGCTCGGCGTCACGTTCAAGAACCCGCTCCCGCTGCTGCTTTTTCACGACACGCGCCAACCGATCGGCCGCGCGTCCTTCGGCACGCCGACCCCCGCCGGCGTCCCGTTCGAAGCCGTGCTGTCCACGGTGGACCGCGCCGGCGTCGTGAAGGCCCGCATCGACGAAGCGTGGGATTCGCTGAGCGCCGAGCCGCCGCTGATTACCGGCGTGTCCATCGGCTTCCGCGCGCTCGAACCGCCGGCCCGGAACAAAGACACCGGCGGCCTGCGGTTCACGAAGACCGAAGTGCTCGAGTTGTCGCTCGTGGTCGTGCCGGCCAACGCCGGCGCCACGATCGCCGCCATCAAGTCCTGCGACACCGCGTCCTCCGCCGCGCCAGGCACCGAGGCCAGGGTCGCATCCCTCACCAGGCCCGGCGCCACGGGTGCAGCACGGACAGGACGTGCGATGACCATTCAGGAACAGATCACGCAGTTTCAGAACACGCGCGCGGCACAGGCCGCCCGGCTGACCGCCATCATGACGAAAGCGGCCGACGAGGGGCGGACGCTCGATGCGTCAGAGACGGACGACTACGACACGACCGCGACCGAGGTGAAGAGCCTCGATGCGCACCTGGTGCGCCTCCACGAGCAGGAGAAGCTCACGCTCGTCAAGGCGACGCCGATCACGATGACCACCGATCCGGTCCTGGCCGCCGAGCAGCGCGCGGGCGTGCCGGTGATTCGCGTGACGCCGACCGTGCCGAAGGGCACCGCGTTCGCCCGGATGTGCATGGCGTTGGCCGCCGGCCACGGCGACTCCTACCAGACGCTGCAGTACGCCAAGCAGTGGAAGGACTCGACGCCGGAAGTCGAGCAGATGGTCGAGCACATGTGGCGCACGAAGGCCGCCGTGGCCGCGGGCACCACGACCGATTCGACGTGGGCCGGCCCGCTCGTCGTGACCCAGCCGCTGAACGAGTTCCTCGAGATGCTGCGGCCGCGCACGCTGCTCGGGCGGATTCCTGGCCTGCGCCAGGTGCCCTTCAACGTGTCGGTGCCCGCGCAGACGACCGGCGGCACCTACGGCTGGGTCGGGCAGAACAAACCGAAACCCGTGACGAAAGCCGACTTCGCCACGGTGAGTGTGCCGTTTGCGAAGGCGGCCGGCATCATCGTGCTCTCCGAAGAGCTCGTGAAACTCTCCTCGCCCTCGGCCGAAGCGCTGGTGCGCGAGGAAATGATCGCGGGCATGGGCCAGTTCCTCGACGTGCAGTTCAACGACCCGGCGGTCGCGGTCGCGGCCAACGTGTCGCCGGCGTCGATCACCAACGGCGCGTCGACGGCGGCGGCCAGTGGCACCACGGCCGCGGCGGCGAAGGCTGACCTGGCCGCGTCGATCGCGGTGTTCACGGCGGCCGGCATTCCGCTCGAGGGCTCGGTCTGGCTGATGAGTGATTCGAATGCCTTCGGGCTGGCCGTGTCGCTGAACGCGCTGGGGCAGCCGCTCTTCCCGGGCATGACGGCGCAAGGTGGGACGCTCTTCGGGATGCCGGTCGTCGTCAGCAACAACGTGTCGACGCGCGTGATTCTCGTGCATGCGCCGTCGATTCTGGTCGCCGACGAAGGCGGCGTGCGGATCGATGTCAGCCGGGAAGCGACGGTCCAGATGGACAGCGCCCCGACCGACACCGTGGACGCGACGACCGTCTACGTCTCGCTGTGGCAGCGAAATCTTGTCGGTTTGAGAGCCGAACGCATGATCACGTGGATTCGTGCGAGGACTGCTGCTGTCCGCTATATCACGGCATGTGCCTACACCGGAGCGTAAGCGCTTCAACGTGCGCGCCTAGGGTCATTCCCGAATCCCTGTTTCCTAGCAGGTTGGCGCGCACAATTCGACTAGGAGCTTCTGTAGGAGGAAGCAATGGTCGTCATCAGCAGGAAAGCCGCGAAGGCTGCCGGGCTCACGCATTACTTCACCGGCAAGCCGTGCAAACGCGGCGGGCACATTGACCAGCGGTGGGTCTCGTCATTCATGTGCGTAACATGCGGACGAGAGAAAGCACTCGAACACTTTCGACGGCTGACTGGCGAGAAACGAGAGGCGAGGCGCGAGTATGAGCGGCGCCGGTGGCAAGACCCTGAGTTCCGCCAGCGACAACGGCACCATAAACAGCGGCCGGAGGAAGTCGAAAAGCAACGGCTCCGGAATCGCGAATGGAAGAAAGTGAATCGTGCCAGATGCACGGAGCGCGAGAACAAACGACAGGCGATGCTCCGGGCGGTGTTCGTTGAAGCCGTCGATCCCCGCGTCGTCTTCGATCGCGCCAAGGGCATCTGTGGCATTTGCCAGCGTGAGGTCGATGTGACGAGCCGGTGGGAAGTCGACCACATCGTGCCGATCGCTGAGGGCGGCGTGCATGCGTACGCGAACGTGCAACTCGCGCACGGGCGCTGCAATCGGGCCAAAGGTGCGAAGGTGGCGAGCTGATGCCGCGGTATCTGTTCCAGGCGGCGTACACCCATCGCGACGCGTCGGTGGCGTACGAGCCCGTCTGTGTCGACGCGGTGGACGAGGCGACGGCCCTGGCCGAGGTCGAGGCCGCCACGCTGCGGTATCCGACCGCGGTCGGCGCCACGCGGACCCTCACGCTGGTGACGGTGACGGCCGATGCCTGAAGGCGGATCGTGAGGCTGGCGATTGGCGGGCCGACCCGGGACACCGTGCCGGCCGCCTTCGCGGTGGATGTCGCGCAGCTCTATGCGAAGACGCGCGAGCGCGGGCCCTGGGCGACGGTGACGCTCGGGTTCGTGGCCTCGACCTACATCCACGTCGGCCGCGAGTGGTTCCTCGAGGCGTCGATCAAGCAAGGCGCGACGCATGTGCTCTGGCTGGACACCGACATGAGCGTCCCGCCCGAGACCGCGATTCGGCTGGCCTGGCACGAGCAGCCGATCGTCGCGTGCAATTACGTGGTGCGGCAACCGTCCGGGCTGTTTACCGCGGCGCGGGATGGTGAGCGCATTGCCACGACGGCGGCCTCGACGGGGTTGGAGGCCGTCGACTATGTCGGCATGGGCGCGATGCTCATGCGCACCGACGTCGTGCAGGGCCTGGGCCGGCCGTGGTTTCGGCACGGGCTCAACGAGCTCGGCGGCGACGTCGGCGAAGACGTGATGTTCTGTCGCGGCCTCGGCGCCGCCGGCTACACCATCTGGATCGACCACGACCTGTCCAAGGAGATCGGGCACATTGGCCAAACCACGTATCGAGCCGTCGCCGTCGACGCCGTCTGCGCCTGACGCGGAGCAGATCGTGGAGCTCCTGCCGCCGCCGGAGGCGGGGTTCAGTGGCACGGCGCTGCTGTTCGCCGTGGCGCAGGCCGCGCTGATTCAGGAGCTGAAGGCGCGCGGGTATACCGAGGTGGGGCGTGTTCGCGGTTGACCCCACGCGCGCCGCCGCGCCGGGCTGGTTCAATCACGGCGATAAAATCCTGGCGCTCGTCGAGCAGGTGCGGCCCGTGGTCTGCGTGGAACTGGGATCGTTCCAGGGCGCGTCGGCGATTCCGGTCGCCCTGGCGATTCGTCGCTGGGGTGGCACGCTGACCTGTGTCGATCACTGGGCCGCCGAGGCCACGGCCGCCAATCCGTCGCCCTGGATGATGCTCGCGTGTGCGCGTCATCTGATTCAGGCCGGCGTCAACGCGAACGTGCGTTTGATTGCCAGCACCACCACTGACGCCGCGCCGTGGTGGGACCGCCCGCTGGATTACCTCTACATCGATGCGGACCATTCCTACGAGGGCGTGCGCGCGGACCTGGCGCTCTGGGCGCCGTTCGTCAAACCGGGCGGGCTCCTGCTCGGCGATGACTACGGCAACGCGATGTATCCGGGCGTGCAGCAGGCGTGGGACGAGTTCGAGCGGGCGCACGATCTGACCCTGACGCGGTATCAGGGCGACGCGCCGGACCCGCACGGGATTCAGCTGATCTACGGCGTGCTGCCGTAACGCCGGGAGGCCCCGCGCATGGCGAAGGACACGGTGACGGTGACGGCGCTGAAGTACCACACGCACGCCGGCCAGGAGTATCACGAGGGCGACACCTACGAGGTGTCCCCCGACGCGGCCGACAACCTCGTCGCCATCCGGTTCGTGCACCGCACGGCGACCCCGCCGCCGGCCCCCGTCAAGGCGTCGGCCCCCGTGCCGCCGAGGACCACCGCCACCCCGCGCGTGCCCACGAAGGCCAGGACGGCCACGAAGCCCACGAAGGTCACGAAAGCCACGAAAGTCACGAAGGCCAGGACGCCGGCCAGGAAGGCCAGGAAGTAAGCGCGAGATGGCGAGACCTAGGCAGCGATGAGCTTGTTGTTTTTGCTTCGGTTTTCGCGCTGTGTCACGACTCGAAGATTGCAGGCGACATGAAGGCCACACACGAGAGGGTTGCTGAGCGGCACGATGTGATCCACTTCATGCTTGATTCCTGTGTCTCGCGTCAGGGCATCGGCCAGCCGGTAAAGAGCGTCGATCGCGTCGTGGTCGACCCAGCACGGCATCGCTCTGGTCTTCAGGGCTCGACGCTTCGCATTGGCCCGACGTTTACTGGCAGGATTCGCACGAGCGCGTGCTGCCGCTTGTCTGACCAATTTCTCGCGGTTCTGCTCAACCCACTGCTGGAATTTATCCCAATGCTTCAGGCGGGAAGCTCGCGCGCTTTGCTTGCACTTCTCAGGGTTGGCGGCTCGGTACGCGATGCCGTAAGCGCGACCGACTTCAGGATTGGCACGTCTCCGAAGTCTGTTCCGATCAAGGTCGTGCGCTTTCTTCTCGGCGTATCGGGCTCTGGATCTTGCGAGAATCTCCTCGCGCTTGGCCGCATGATAGGCGCGGTTCTTCGCGTTGAGTTTCTCTTTATTCGCCGCGTGCCGGGCTCGGTCCTTGGCTCGTTTTCGTTCCTTGCGTTCTTCGTTCGTCATTCGTCATCGACATCATATCGCGAGGCGTCTGCGTGGAGTTCCTAGGGTTGAGCATTACTAGGACGAAAGCCGCAGGCACGCTACAGCCTGTGAGCACGAGGGGCGGCTGGTACTCCATCATCCGCGAGCCCTTCACCGGGGCGTGGCAGCGGGATGTTGAGGTCCGGCTCGTCGATGTCCTGACGCACCCGACGGTGTTCGCGTGCGTGTCGCTCATTGCCAGCGACATCGCGAAAATGCGCCCGCGGCTCGTGGCCCTCACCGGCGATGGCATCTGGAGCGAGACCGAGTCGCCGGCCTTCTCGCCGGTGCTGCGGAAGCCGAACCGGTATCAGACGCGCATCCAGTTCTTCAAGTCGTGGCTGACCTCGAAACTCGCGTACGGCAACGCCTACATCCTGAAGCAGCGCGATGCGCGGCGCGTCGTCACCGCGCTCTACGTGCTCGATCCGAACCGTGTGACGCCGCTCGTCGCCCCCGATGGCGGCGTCTACTACTCGCTCAAGGAAGACCATCTCTCCAGTCAGCCGCAGCCCGAGGTGACGGTGCCGGCGAGCGAGATCATCCACGACGTGATGCACGCGCTGTATCACCCGCTCTGCGGCGTCTCGCCGATTCACGCCTGCGGCCTGGCCGCGACACTCGGGCTCAAGATTCAAACCAACTCGGCGAACTACTTTGCGAATGGCGGCGTGCCGTCCGGCATCTTGATTGCGCCCGGCGCCATCAGCCAGGCGCAGGCCGAGACCCTAAAGACGACGTGGGAGACCAACTACGGCGGCAGCAACTACGGCAAGGTCGCGGTGCTCGGCGATGGCCTGAAGTACGAGCCGGTCGAGTTCAACTCGCAGAACACGCAGAGCACCGAACAATGGCAGGACACGGCGAAGGCCGTCGCGGCCGCCTATCACGTGCCGGCCTACCTGGTCGGCGCGGCCGAGCCGCCCGCGTACAACAACATCCAAAGTCTCACCCAGGCGTACTACTCGCAGTGCCTGCAGGAGCCCATCGAGTCCATCGAGCTGCTGCTCGATGAAGGGCTCGGCCTGGCGGAGGGGAAGATCGAGGGCCGCACGCTGGGCACCGAGTTCGACCTCGACGACCTGCTGCGCATGGACAGCGCGACGCTCATCACGACGCTCGCGGCCGGCGTCGGCGCCGCTATCTATGCGCCGAACGAAGCGCGGCGCCGCGTGAACCTCCCGCCGGTCGACGGCGGTGAGACGCCGTACCTGCAGGTCCAGAACTACTCGCTGTCGGCGCTGGATAAACGTGATTCCGCCCAACTGCCGCCCGCGTCCCCGGCGGTCGTCGCGCAACCGGCGCCCGTGGACGAGGATGAGGATGAGGACGAGGACGAGGACAAAGCGTTTTCCTGGCCCACGTTCATGCGATCTGTACAGGCGCCGTGGCTCGGGTAAGACCGACATGGGAAACGTGGACCCGGTAGCGTTAGCGGACGCCGTGACGGCGACGATCAAGCTCGCGTTGGCTCCGATGCTCGCGCGACTGGCCGTGCTCGAAGCGCAGGTCGCGCAGGGACCGCGGGACGGCCGCGACGGCCTACCAGGCGCCCCAGGGCCGGCCGGCATGCCCGGCGAGAAGGGCCTCGACGGGGCCCAGGGCCGCGAGGGCCGCGACGGCGTCGACGGGACGCCTGGCCGGGATGGCGTCGATGGCGCGCCTGGGCGCGACGGCACGCTCGAGCAACTGCGGCCCGAGTACGACGGGGAACGCACCGTCACGTTCCGCCGCGAGGGCAGTCCCGATCCGCTGCTGGTCTGCCGGATGCCCGTGGTCCTCGACCGCGGCGTCTACCAGGCCGGCCAGGCCTACGAGCCCGGCGACGGCGCCTCCTGGGCCGGCTCGTTCTGGATTGCGCAGCGGGCGACCAGTGAGAAGCCCGGCGACGGCGACACGGGCTGGCGCCTGGCGGTGAAGCGCGGCAGCGAAGGCAAGCCAGGGCCGCGAGGCGAGACCGGCGAGAAGGGGTTGAAGGGTGACCCTGGACCGGATGGACGGGTGTACCGCTGATGGCGCTCGTGACCCTCGCGCAGACGAAACGGCACCTGCGGATCGAGACCGAGACCACCGATCCGTTGAGCGAGGAGGACGAGGACCTGACCTTGAAAATGGGCCAGGCCGAGGCCCTCATCCTGGATTACCTCGAGGGCGGCGACGCGGCGTGGACCGACGAGACGACCGTCCCGCCGGTCGTGCAGGCCGCGCTGCTGGTGCAGGTGGCCGAGTTGTGGCGGTTCCGGGGCGACGACGACCAGTACGCGGGCATCACGCAGGTGACGCACCTGCCGGGCCAGTTGTCCCTGTATGTCGTGAACCTGTTGCGCCGGTATCGCGACCCGGCGCTGGCGTAACCCGAGATGGCGTCGACGACCCCGTCGCGGTGGATCAGTGCCGGCAACCGTCACCGGCGCGTCGAGATCCAGACGCGGACCACGGGGCCCGGCGGCGCGGTCACGTGGACGACGCGGGCCACGCGGTGGGCCCAGATCGAGATGCTCGTCGGGCAGGAACAGATCGAGGCGTCGCAGCTCGTGGCCGGCAAGCCGGGGCGCATCACGCTGGCGTGGGACCCGATGACGGCGGCGATCGTCGAATCCGATCGGCTGAAATGCGGCGCGCGGATCTTCGAGGTCGACAGCGTGGTGAATGTGCTCGAACAGAACCGGCAGCTGGAACTCACGGTGCAGGAGCAAGTGAGCTGACATGCCGTACCTGTCGCTGTCTCCGCTCACGGACGCGCTGCTGACGCGGCTCAATGTGCCCTCGCTGCTCGCACTGGCGCCCGGCGGCGTCACCGACGATCCGCAGCAGGGCATCGACTTCCCGTTCGTGCTCCTCGAAGTGCGCGAGGGCCCGAACATCGGCGGCCTGGGCACGGCGCCGGGCGAGGGCCGGACCTGCGAGATTGACCTCCGGCTGCATGTGTTCAGCCGATCGGACCAGACGATCACCTGGGCGGCCAATCACGCCGTGATGGCGCTCTGCATCGCGCTGCTCGAGGCGGCGCCGCTCGTCGTCGAGGGCTACCTCGTCGATCGGTTCCAGCCGGATGCGCGCACGACGCCGTTGCAACAGGTCGTCATGCAAGGCGTGCAGGTGAAGGAACTGGTGCGGTCGATTTTTTTCTACCTCACCGAAACGTCGGATCTGCTGATGCAGCAGGCGGCCGTCTATGCGCGGTTCGTGCGCGGGGAGTTGCGGCCATGAGTCTGGACGTCACCATCAAGGGCGCGTCGGCACTCGTCGGGCGGATGCGGCGGATGGCGGCCGAGACGCCGGAAGTCTGCGGCGACGCCCTCGAAGCGCGCACCGAAACCGAAATCCGATCGCGCGAGAAGGTGAGCAGCTCGCGGCTGCCGCTGGACATCGGCCGGGCGGACGTCCTCGAGACGCGGGTCGCGTGGCCGTATCCGCACGAGGGCGGCGAAGGCACCTACATCACGCAGATCATGACCGAGGCGGCGCAGCTACTGGGGCAAGGGCTCGAGCGGGATCTGCGGCGCGCGGTCGAAGGCGCGGGCCAGTGACGTGCATCCGGCCGCCTACGCGTTCGTGGAGCGCACCGTGACGCAGTTCGGGCCCGGCGAGTTCGTGGTGGAGTTCGGCGCGCGGGACATCAATGGCAGCGTGCGCGGGCTGTTCGGCAACGCGCGGTATCTGACCACCGATATTGCCGCCGGGCCGGGCGTGGACCTGGTGGCCGACGGCGCGACCTACGAGCCCGGCGTCGCGCCCGATCGGGTCGTCTGCTGCGAAGTGCTCGAGCATACGCCGGCGGCCGAGGCCATCGTCACCAACGCACTGCGCATCGTCCGGCCGGGCGGGCTCGTGATTCTGACGGCCGCGGGCCCGGGGCGCGCGCCGCATAGTGCGATGGACGGCGGGCCGGTGGGCGCGGACGAGTATTACGCGAACGTCGACCCGGACGTGTTGCGCGCGTGGTTGCGGCCGGCGGCGGTGTCCTACATCGAGCAAAACGTGGAGGCGTGCGACGTCTACGCGTGGGCGCGAACGTAAATGCGGATTGTCCTGGTCAAGCCGGCGGCGGAGTTCAGCGTCTCGGACGTGGCCCGGGGCTTTCACGGCGCGTTCGCGGCGGCCGGGCATGACGTCCGCCTGTTCGACTTGTCGAAACGCATGATCTACCACATGCGCGCGATGGGCGAGGCCTGGCGCGGGCAGACGGATGCCGTCTCGCAGCAGGCGACCGAGATGGTCGTCGTGGAAGCGATGAAGCATCGCGCGGATCTCGTCGTCATCGTCTCGGCGCTTGTGTTCCATCCGCTCGGCCTCGTGCTGTTGCGCCAGGCGGGTATCCCGACGGCGGTCATCTTGACCGAGTCGCCGTACGACGATGTCGAACAGGCCGACTGGGCCGCGGCGTATCCCGAGGCCACGATCTGCACGCACGAGCGCGTGAGCGCCGCCCGCTATGGGTGGCTGTATCTGCCGCACGCGTACGACCCGGCGATTCATCGGCCCGTGGCGCCGACGCGGCCGCCGTGCGATGTGTTGCTGCTCGGCACCGGCTGGGCCGAACGCATCGCGCTGCTCGAGGCCGTCGACTGGCACGGCATCGACCTGCGCCTGCTGGGCCTGTGGCCGGTGCTGACCGAGGCCTCGCCGCTCTGGCGGCATTACGAGGCCGGCTGTCTGGACAACGCCGACGCGCCGGGGATCTATGCGAGCGCGCGCATCTGTCTGAACCTGCACCGCGCGCATCCAGACGCGGAAAGCTTGAATCCGCGCGCGTATGAGCTCGCGGCGTGCGGCGCGTTCACGGTGACCGACCGGCGGGCCGAGGGCGAGGCCCTCTTCGGTTGGTCGCAACCGATGTTCACGAGCGCCGCGCAGCTCGCGCACGTGCTGCGGGAAGCGCTGGCGGATGCCGACTTCCGCGAGGTCTGCGCAGCCGAGGCGCACCGGCGGGTCCAGGGCGAGACGTTCGAGGCGAGGGCGGCGGCGTTGCTGGCCGCGATGCAGAAACCCGCGGCCGTGGCCGCATCGTAAAGGAGTTCCCACATGGCAGCGATTCATGGCGCCGGCGCGATCATCTACCTCAGCCCGGGGACGGGCGTCGCGGTCCCGGTGGCCGAACAGACCGATTACTCCATCGAGCTCGACGCCGACATCCAGGACACGACGTCCCTGGGGTCGAGCTGGGGCTCCGGCGTGCGCGGCCAGAACAAGTGGACCGGCACGCTCTCGGGCAACTTCGATACGACGTCCGACACGCTGTGGCGCGCCGGCACGTCCGAGACGCCGCAGCGGCTCTACGTGTATCCGCAGCGCACCGTGCCGGGCAGCTACTACTACGGGCTCTGCTACGTGAAGCTGGACAACGCGCTGTCCGGGTCGGTGTCGAGCAAGGCGACGGCCGGCGTCTCGTTCACGGGCAACGGCGAGCTCGGGCGCGTCTGAGGTGTTCACGGCGCGGGGCGTCCGGGGCGAGGTGTGGGTGCATACCTCGCGGGCGCTGGTCCTGGGGCAGTGGTCGCTCGCGCGCGATCCGATCCTGGGCGTGAACCGGTCGACGGTGCGGGCCGACGTCGCCTTCGCCGATCCCTTCTGGTCCACGCAGGGGCCGTGGACGGTGGCCCTCGATTTCGGGCGCGCCTGGTGGATCTGGTCCGAGACCATCTGCCAGTCGCGCGATCCGTTGGTGCTGACGATCGTCGGCGACCCGCACGTGAAGGAGAAGTGAATGGCGAAGAACCGGTTTCAGAAAACGGACGTCGTTCGGTTGCCGTTGAGCGATGGCGACTGGATTGAGGTCCGCCGCCGCCTGTCGGGCGCCGAGAAGAAACTCATGGCCGCGGCGGCGTTCACTGATTTCCGCCAGGGCGCCAAGGACGGCAAGGAGGGCGAGCAGCGCTTCGGCGTCGATTTCGGGTTGCTGTCGTTGTCGCGGACGCTCACGTACCTGAAGGACTGGTCGTTTCGGGACGAGGCCGACAAGCCCGTGAAATGTTCGCGCGCGGCGATTGAAGCGCTCGACCAGGAAACGCTGGACGAAATCGAGCGGGCGCTCGACGCGCACGTCGCGGCGATGGAGCAGGAAAAAAACGACCCGAGTGGCGAGCCGAAACTCTCACTGGTCTCGCCATCTGTCGCTTCCTAGGCTGGTCCTGGGACGAGTACGAGTCCTGCCCTGACGACGTCGTCGCGCTCCTGTTGGACGAATG